TTATTAATCGCAGCTTTAGTTGGAAGGATTTTATTATCTAAATCTCCTAAGCTCCATAGTCTTATATTAGAGATAGCCCCATCTAAAGCGGACACATCAGCAAGTTTCATTTTTTCTAGCATAATGATGTCATCAAGAATGGCATATATCATTGGGTTTGCCCAAACAAGCCAGTCATCTTTTTTATAGTAGAACACAGATACTTTATCTGGATCTAATGGAACAACACTATCTCCGTCTTTAATTGCTTTCATAATATCCGGAGGAAGCATTTCTTGTATATTTCGGTGATAAGGACTATCTCCCGTCATGCTTTTAGTCGCCAAACCTCTAACCAACTTAGAAACTTTTAGTGCGTACTGAGGTTGGCCAACAAAAGTAGCCAACTCTTCTCCAATTACTTCAATAGACATTGGATTTAAGAAATCAAACTTCCAAGGTATTTCTCTTTTGTTTACCTTTGGGCTAAGTATATCGATATCTGTATCGCCAAAAGCCTTGAGTTCTTTTTCTGTTTTTTTGTTTATTTTGGCAGTTCGTCTTTTTACTACTACATTTCCACATCTATATAGAGTATTAAGAAAGCGTTCTGATCTCTCAATTCCATTAACCTTCTTGAACCAAGCTCGGAAAAACTTCTCTATTCTTTTATTAGGATGAACAATGGTTATTCCCTGACCAGCAAAATCTCCCATTAAGTCGATCACATTCCGGATAATTCCAACCCTGTCGTATGCAGACATACACATACGTATAGCTTCTTTTTGTTTTTTAGGAACGGACTCAGAAGGGCGAAACCTATTGTAGTCTTCTCTTGTAAAGCCTGTTCTAACAGAACGATTAGGTTCAATATCTAAGAAAGACCGACGACTATACCCTGCGGCCTTTTGAACACCATCATAAGCCTCAATATTATCTGAAGTATCAACAAGAGCTTGTCGTTTTCCAGATTCGTCTGACCATGTAACAAAAGATTGAGATCTTTCTTGATCTTGTATTGGGTTATTATCAGTCATTTTATACCTATTCAATTGCAGTTGGAATGATTATTAAACTAATCTAATTGATTATACACCAAACTAATACACATCCTTCATTCCTTCTGTAAACCAAGATGGTCCAACATACTGAGGTCCGTCTAATTTACCTGCGGCACCTCCAGCAAACCCTCCAATTGTGTCATACACATGAGGAGGAGCTGTTCTCAATATCTTTCTGGCAGACATATTAGCCATGATTAAAGATGAATAACGATCTTTTCTTAGTCTGTTTTTTCTTCCTCCCGGAAGCTTAACTTCAGGAGTGTCCCATTTGTCTCTGCCGGAAGGTGTCTGTGACATGATTATCATAGAAAGCTCATCTTTGAGTTCTTCTATTTCCATTATGCAATCTTCCAGAGTGTCATAAAGACGACTTTGTAATTTATCATCCGATATAGCGAGTCCAAGTGTAGCTGAATCAAAATAAGGAAACAATACAGTTTTATCCTCAAAGTCTTTCCTCAGCCCGTGATTTGCTTCTGCAACCCAGTCAGCTTTAGCAAATTGTATAAGCTCCACAATATGCAGTCCGGGTTCGCCATCGGTATCTTTTTCTTTATTGTCGTCAATAGTAGGCCAGATAGCAACTTCACCTTGTCTTATCTTATCTTTGTCGTGTAGGGCTTCTATGATTGCAATACCTCCACCTTGAGCATCAAGCGCAATCTCTTGACAAGGGAACACCTTCATCAAATCTCTAATTTTCCTAGAGCAATAAGAATAAAAATCTGTCTCATCAGCAACTCCCGCTTTTAATTGTTCTTTGTGTCTACTTCTGTTAGTAGTCCAGCAATAAACAATCCTACTATGGTCTTCGCGGATTTCCATTACGACGATAGAGAAATTATCAACTTCGGAAGCAGGATCAATTCCATACACGTATTTGGTATTTGGAACCCCTCTTACGACTGCATGAAAATCAATATCGCCACTCGGAAGTTTGATTGGTTTTTCAGGAGTTGCCACGCAAGACTCGATGAGAGAACGTTTAAAGAACCCATTGCTATCCGTGGAGAAACACGCTCCGAACTCCATCTGATAGATTCCTGCGTGGACTGTGGCCTTTGAGCGAGCAACCTGAGCGGAGTCCATGAAACCTTCAGGCAAAAGTTCAAAGGGAATGCGAATAATTGAATATTGACGCCAATCAAAACCATTAGGAATGCCGTCTTCTCCGAAGATTTCTTCCAGTTGCTTTTTGTCGCCCTTGCTGGTTATAAATGACTTCCATTTCTTCCAGTATTCAGCAAAGTGATTAAAGTCATAATAAGCCGTACCAGAGAGTATGATTTGGTTTGCGCCTTCATCATGAAATTCTTGTTCACCTTCTGAAATCTCGCCAAGCTCTACAGCTTTCCTTTGTGACGCAAGCCTTCTTACGTTTTGTATAGGGGAAGCGCTAACAGCAGCAAAACCGGCAACAACGTTTTCAAAGATCTGTCTAGGAATAGACGCAAATTCGTCAGCAATAATGTCATTAGCACGCTGACCACGAATCTTACTACCATCACCAAGAGGCAGGCATGTGATTTGACTATCGCCAATCTTTAGTCTACACATGTCTACGTCTCTTCTTGGGCCGCCTTCGCTACCCACAATGTCTCTTAGGATAGGAGAGTTTCTCCAAATGGTATCCATGTATTCAAACAGGACTTTTGATTGCCTAAACGCTGCACCAACAATAACAATCTTTCTGCCGGGCATTAATAGAGCGCGAATAATAGCGTATACAGAAAGTATAAAAGATTTACCAAAGCCACGACTAGCGATTAGCATTGGAAATTTTCTATTCCATATCTCTTTTAGCATTAACGCTTGCGTAGGCAGGATTTCTATATTCAGAACTTCTTTGCAGAAAAAAGAAAAGTATTCTGGGTTAGTCATTAACCAAGTTAACTTAGTGGTAAACTCTTCTTCTGTAGGAACGCTAAAAGGATTTATGATTTTAGAATCGTCTACATTAATGTTGAGCCAAGCGTCATTGATCGCTTTTATATTTTCAACCTGCTTGTTCACGTAGTAGTATCTCCGTTTTTTCCTCGAATATGAACATGGCTCGCTCTTCTGCGTCTAGCTTTGAATCACAAAACACAACCTCGACGCCGCTTTGTTCTTGATATTCACAAAGTTTCTTCCACATAAATTTGCCGTTCATTCTGACAAACTTTAAGTTCTTTTTTGGTATGCCGGAATTTCTTGGAAAATTCATTAAATCATCTATAGAGAACTCGCAAAGAATATACTTCCAGCGGAAACTAGACATTCTCTCTATTTCAGCCTCGAAAGCTTTTCGCTTTTTGCCAAGATTCATGGCTAGCTCGCCAGTAGAAGCTTTTCGTTCTACTACTAAATCTCTCTCAAGGCCTCTAACTGTATAATCACCCGTCTTTAGGCCCCATCTAGTTACGGCTAGGCATTTATCAAAAGAATTGAAACTCCAGCCATTTTTTTCTCTGGTGTCTTTTAAGATTACATATTTCATTTAGAGTTATTTTTTCTAACTATATCCATAAACAGTGGTTCGTAACTGCCTTCAGCTCCAGTTATTTCCTTGTGACATTTCCAACATAGAGTTATTCCATTATTAACATCATATCTTAAATAAGGCACGTCTGCCCATCTTCGTATATGGTGAGCATTTAACGCCCTCTTGTAGCCACATCCGGGCATTTGACACTTATGTCCGTCTCTCTTGTATACCCTCTTTCGCCATTCAGCATAAATTGGGTCATTGTAATTCCGCAATGTAATCCCTTGTACTTATTGTTTTAAGTCCTGTAACAACTTCTTTCAATTCTAATAAATTGCCGTATATTGCCGAATCTCTAAGCCTGCACTCATTATAGATCGCGTCTATCTTTGTTTCAATTCTAATTAAATCTTCAGACACGAGAACCTTAACCTCAAGAGGTTCTGATTCTTTACTTATATTAATGTGTGAATAGATAGAGAAGGTCAGGTTTCCTATCAACAGGAATACAACAGCGCACATACCACATACTTTATTCTTCATGATATTACCTTTATGGATGAGGACTCACCCTTAACAATTTTGTGATTTTTATTTCATAAACTAACTCGTCCTCTAAATAATCCACAATCTCGTCCGTCAACTCTTCTTCTATTACTTTTGTTTTCAGTTTGTTTAGTGCAGTATGACATGCACCATCCGGATCTTCCGCATCTACAAAGAAAAATAATACATCTTGGTTTATTTGTTTGACGCCAAGCTTACGCAGGGGATCTATTATCCTCCTCGCATCCATTTGTATTTTGTAAATCATTTTGTACCATCTTGGATACTAATTCATTAAACTTTATTTTAGGAGTCCATTTTAGTCTTCTTTTAGCCTCTCCGGCTATTCCTCTAAGGTATGGTACTTCCGAAGGTCTTTTTAAAGCCTTATCTATTTCTACGTAATCCATGTACTCTACAATATTTATACACTTAAAAGCTTCTTTTAGATAGTCTTCTACGGAATGAGCCTTTCCGGTAGCTATAACAAAATCTACAGGCTCATCGTACTGTAGCATCATCCACATGGCCTCTACATAGTCTCGTGCGTGTCCCCAATCACGCCTAGACGTTAGATTCCCAAGTTTGAGTTTGGGAATACTACGACCCCTCTGGGTCGCCCAGTGAAGATTGGCAACATAACGACTGATCTTCCTCGTTACGAACTCACTGCCTCTTCTTTCTGATTCGTGATTAAATAAAATACCGCCACAGGCATGTAGACCATAAGACTCCCGATACAGTCGCACGGAATGATGAGCAGCGCACTTAGCGATAGCGTAAGGAGACTGAGGGGAGAAGGGTGTGTTCTCATCTTGATATGGTTCTTGCTTTGGGTAATGATCCTCGTTAAGAGACAAGTTCGGAGCTGTGCTAAATTGATCTCCAAACATCTCGCTGCTGCTCGCCTGATAGAATCGCGGGCGATTCGCCATCGAACGAATCACTTCGAGAATATTGAGGCATCCTTGTCCGGTGACGTTCCAAGTTAGTTGGGGTTGTTCAAATGATGTACCAACGTGTGATTGTGCCGCTAAATTGTAAACCTCGTCTGGCTGAACTTCGTTTAAGAGTCGATAGATACTAGAAGTGTCTGTAACATCACCCTGAACTAAATTGAAGTTATTTTTATTAAGTGAATGAGTTATCCTAGAAGTGTTATTAACTGAAGATCTTCTGGTTATTCCATATACTGTATATTCTTTAGATAGTAATAGGTCAGATAGGTATGAACCATCTTGTCCTGTTACTCCGTATATGATTGCTTTTTTCACTTAGTCGTCTTTTACAGTGTCAGGTGTTAGGAATGGTTGATCTATATTGCCGTCTTCATATTTATGGTATTCTGATAGTCTATCTTTTTCTGCTTCCATGGCTAGGCGCATTTTTTCCATATCCTTGCCGATTTTCTTTCTTACATCGGGATTAGACATAAGGTTCCTTACCCAGCCAATAAACGTTTGTTTGGAATCTTCCAAACGTCTGATACGTTGTTCTCGTGTGGCTTTTAAGTCTTTTAACATTCCGGCTTTTTTGGTTTGCAAATCTTTGTAGTCTCTAGTAAGACTTTCTTGGGCGGCTCTTAGGATTGCGATTTGTCTCTCTAGGCCATAGATGTGATCTTTATCTTGTATCTCTAAAGACTGAGCTTTTTCCTCTGTTACTAGTCCTTCGTACCGCCTAACGTCTCTCATGTTAGTTTGTTGAGAAGTTAGGGCGCGGTTCATCAAGATTTCGAGTTTTATAGCGTCAATTATCTGCAATTCTTCCGTTGGTAGTACATCATCCCGGAATTGAGTGATGATCCGACTCCAGTGGTAGAGTAATGACTGCAATTCTTCTTCAGAAAACTGTTTTTCAAGTTCTTTCCAGAATGGGCGACTCTTTAAGTCGTGCAAAGCTTCTATCTCGCGGTCATCTAATACCGTACTGTCGAGTTTTAAGTCAATGTAAGACTCGATTGAGGCGGGATCTCTGTCTAATTTGATGGCAATATCAAAAGGAGAAAGACTTTTATAGTTTTTCTTGATAAAATCTTGCTCTGTCTTAGAGAATCTACCCTTCTTCATAACCATGTTCCTTTAAAATCTGAAGAATTTCTTCTACAATCTGTCTTCTTCGCGGTTTTGGTACGTAGGCTTCGTGTCTTACCCGTAGGTAATCGGCCCGAAGGGATACGTCTAAGTTCTCATCTATGATATCAAGCAGTTCTTGGTTAGCGATGTCTTCAATAAAGGTGTCTTCCATTCTCATGTTTCTCTCTGTCTCATCTCTTATGTTAGAGATATCAAGAGGTTCCATTAAAAACTTTTTACTATTATTGAGCTGTTCTCTTTTTTCGTCCTGCTTCTTTTTGTTCTGACGATAGTACTTGTCTCTTTTAAAGTTATTTAGCCGGTTTTTGACATGTACGGCTAAGAAGTTCTCAAGAGGTCGTCCTTCTTCATAGCGATCTAGGGCATCTAGGGCGATAATAAAGGCTTCTTGACGTATATCGTCTGGTTCAAAGTATCCAAATTTAAATTTATACGCATATCTATCACAGATTTTGTTGATTATCTGTAGAACTTCAACTTCTGTCATTCCTTTTGGTATCTTCATTGTTTTTTTGTTTAAACTTAGCCTTGATTGTTGTGGGAATTTTTGCCTTCAAGAAGGCTTTACCTTCTACGGCAGGAGGGTCTTCTTTTTTTAGGTCTTCAGAAACTGTTTTTTCTAAACTGGCTGTGGCTTTTGTATGTATCTTACTTAAGACATCATATATGTTAGTCACGGATTACCTCTTTCTTTGAGCTTAATGAGAATTTGTGTAGTATTATATATTATACTTAGAAAAAGCGGGACGTACACATGCCACTTGATGACAACGAAAAAGATTATATTAAAAAGATGGCCAATGTGCTAAAAGACGTAGATATAGCACATGAGTTAACCCGCATACGAATTGGTTTTGGTGTTAGTGATAGGGTCAACAGAAGACAAGTCACTGACGCTCGCCGTAGGATGGGCATACGTAAAGCTAGCGGCAGGGGTGTTAACAGAGTTAAAAGGGATAAAAGAGATGACTAAAGAAAGTGCTGTTCATATCTATCTGGGTGGAGTACTGGGTGCTGGTAAACATGCGGCAGTTAGTGAAGAAGATTATCCGTTGCTTAGTCAATACAGCTGGCATCTAAATAATAGCGGATATGCTATAACAAAAATAAAAGGGCGGCATAAAGCAATGCATAGGGTCGTTCTGGGTACTGTAAGCCCTTATGTGTTTGTTGACCATATAGACCAAGACCGTCTCAATAACACCAGAGATAACCTCAGAGAGCTTTCTCCTAAAGAAAACGCTAATAACATGAAGTCCAATGTAAAGATTGAGGCATTTGGCGAGGAGAAAAATGTTGGTCAATGGGTTGAAGATCCACGTTG